TCTACAATTAAGTCCTGGTGCACATCTTGGTAATGTTATAATTACAACACCACCATATCCAAAATTTATAGAAGTTGTATTACCATCTCTTTCACCTTGCCCACCTCTACCATATGTATTACCACCTAATCCTGTTGCACCCGTATCACCACCAGCTTGTCCTCCACCACCTGGACTAAAATAAGTTGATGTACCATTCATATTAAATTGTAAACCAGGTCCACCATCTGATGCATATAAACCAAACGCCATCTGATTATAAGTTAGTTGTGAGCCAGTATTTGCTGCTCCACCACCACCACTTGCTGCGAATACAGTAAAATCGGGTTCAGTCTCATCTATCCCACCACCTCTATATCCTTGCGGACCAAGGGTTATACCATTTAATGTAGTATATATTGTTGCAGTTGCTACTCCAGGACCACATTGTCCACTATAAAGTCCAACACCACCCGTAGTTGGGCCAGCTGCACCATTGAAACTTCTACATGTAAATGGAAATATTGAATCGATTTCACCCCATCCACCACCGCCGCCACCATATGCAGTTAAAAATGATGATGTAAATGGTGTATATGTGTTGTTATTTGGTAATTTTACATAAGAATTTCTACCATTACTACCTGTAGCTGTTGTGCCTGGAGTTGATGTTGCACCTGCTACTCCTATTTCATAAATTCCTGCTGATAATGGAAATGTATCGTAATATACAACACCACCGCCACCACCGCCACCTGCTGCGTAATTTCCAGGATTAGGAGAGTTACCATTACCACCTGCGCCACCTGCTCCTACAATTAATAATTTAGCTTGATTTGTTAATCCACTTAATACATTAAATGATGCAGTATATGAACCATAAGTTGGGTCTGTATAATCAGTAGTTTGAAATTGATAATAATCCCAAAGAAATCCACCGGATATAAAACTTCCTGTCGTTATAAATCCACTACCACTAATAGTTGATGTTGTTATATTAAGGCAACTACTTTGTGCGCCAAAAAATGATACTGGTATATACATAAATTATCTCATAGTATTTACTGCCACACCATATATAAATGATGGGTCATATGTTTGGAATGAAATTATATCAACTGCACTTCCTGATGGAGTTGCGATATATGGAAACGCTTGTGGGAATTTAACATTAGGTGAAAACGTTACAGTTCCAAAAGCACCTGTTGGTTGTGTTACTTTAAGTGATATAGTTTGTCCATCGGTTGCATTAAATGCAGATATATGTGTATTACTTCCTGAAGCCAATGTAATAGTAAAGAAATTAGCTGATAATAAATTCATACTTGCAGTTTGTGCACTTATTGTTAATGCTACAACACTACCTTCTACACTACCACTAAATGTTTGATTACCAATAAAGTAATTCGAACCCGTAGTTGCATAACTTCCTGTAAATGATGCAAGTGTATCTATTCTAGTATTCGTAGATTGTGTGTATGCATTAAACGATGCACTATCTAATTTAGTATTAATTAAATTAGAAGTAGATTGTGTATAAGCATTAAATTCAGCAGTATTAACAAAATCGTTAACCAATGATGAACTAAATGATTCTAATTGGTCTAATCTCAAATCTACCGATGTACTAAACGGTCCTTCTAAAAAATCTAAACGGGCATCTACTGATTGAGAATAAGTTGTTACATTTCCAATTCCACTAATTGTAGAAGAAGATATATTGCCTGTTGCTGTTAAATTTCCTATAAAACTACCACTACCACCAAAGTTTCCATTACCACCAACAATTAAGTTGTTAGATATACCCATAGAACCTGTCAAAGAAGCGCTTCCTGACATTATCACCGAACCGATTAGGGTTTGTGTATCATTTGTTGCATCTCCTAATATATTGCTCCCTGATGAGTAAATAATGGATGATGATTCTATTAGTGTTACTACCTTACTTGCGAATAAAGTACCAACTACATTTAAGTTATTTCTTACTTCAATATTAGAAGCAGTAATATCATTTGTGAATATAGTATTAACTCCACTTGCAGTAAATGCTGCTCTTAATGAAGATGTATAGTTTTCAATATTAGTAAATTCAGCAAACAAAGATTGTGAAAATGCAGTTACGTTACCTATTCCATTTATAGTAGAAGAAGATATCTCATTAGAAACAAATAGAGAGCCTGTATTTCTTTGGCTTCCACTTACTTCTAAATTACCATTAACTCTTACATTATCATTTACAACTACTTTACCTTCAATATCAAATGTGCCTGAAACAATTAAGTTTTCAGATATTATCAAGTCACCATCAATTGTAACAGGTGCACTTACACCGCCTGTAAATGTATATGGTTGTTGTTGTTGTGGGAACTGACCTGCCATTGTAATATAATAGCCATTAACCGATTGAGATACGGCAGTTACTAAACCATTAGTAACATTAATACCATTACCTGTCCAACCAACTTTTACATCAGCAATTGATGGCGGAAAACTACCTGTTGTATAACTACCAGTCACATATACTGTATCAGTAAAGTATGGTTGTATTGAATTTATATATGGTGGAGTAGATGACGAAAAATAAGTATCGATTGCAACTGCTCCCGTTACTGTTAAATTTTGTACACTTAATTCTCCATCTAATCTTAAATCACCATTTGTATTTACAGCAATACCCAAACTATTACCAAATCCATCCTGTAATTCAACAAGTGATGTAGATGCAGTTGTATCATTACCTAAATGTATTAAACTTTGGTATGATTGTGAAATATATAAGTTACTTAAACTTCCCATTTTATTTTATTTTATATTTTAATCGTATTGCCACATTCTATATGCTACCGCAGAACCTGAACTCCAATTTTGCGGTGTTGTACTCCATATTTGTGGATTAGCCCATAAACTACAATACTCACACGTTCCAAAATCAACATATGGTAAAGCAAGTATTGGTAAATTCACATAATCATAATCATCTGCATCATTAAATGTATCTACAATAGTATAACAATTGTAGTCGTAGTAGGTAGTGATGTCTCTTCTAGCATCTAAAATATATTTGCTCATAAAGACCTGACCTATACTTCCACTCTGACTCAATACTGCTTTATATCTTTCCTGCGTATCACACTCTTCAATTATATAACCACTACCACTCGGATTAACTAAAAAAAAAAGACAACGATTTTTATCGTTGTGAGTAGTTAACTCAAAGGTTGCTACCCACCCCGCTAGTCCGTTATTGAACCTATCGGAGAAGGGTTGACAAACAATATCTCCGTTTACTTCAAATCCCTGCACCCCCCTCTGTGTGTATGCCGTTAAATCGTTTAATACTGCAAGTGTGTTAGCATGAATATCAACCATGTCATCCACTCCGTAGAACGGAATCGTTTGAGCGTTTGTGCTACCTGATGATTCATTGTTTAAATTCTTTTGTTTATCAGCAATAGTTAATTGAACTGTAAAAGTAGTTGTTGATGTTTCAAACCTACTATCAGTTATTAACACATTACCTAACGGATATTCAGGATACTGCTTATCATCAATCGAATCAACATCACCATAGGTAACGGATTGAATCGATGGATGGTTCTTCATTATTGTCTTAAAGTAATTTAAAACATTGTAATAAAGGGAGTAGTTTACGCCGGTATTATGTACAATTTGTTGTGCCATAGTTTAATTATAATTGTATTCCCTGGAAGTACTGATTGTCCTGCGCTGGATATATCTGCGTTTGATTTCCAACACTTTGTAAGTACTGCGGAATATTGTTTGAGTATGCAATCAAATAGTTTTGTAAACGAAGTGCATAGTAATCAGCATTGTTTTGTGCTTTTTGTAAAAGGTAATCTATCTCACCTTTCGATGGAGCGATACCTTGCTCACTTTGTTGCTTTACTGCTCCATTAGATTTAAACTGAACTGAACTAAATGGAATATACTCAACACAAGCATACCACAAAAGTGTATATTTGATATGGTCATCCATTAGGTCCTGATAGTATGCATCCAACGTATTGAATGTTCCTGCTTCTATTCGTGCTTGTAAAAACTCAAACAAAACAGTACCTAAAAGATTCTTTAAGTATTTATCTTGCGCAGTTCTACAAAATGGTAATAGAGCATCTGCATCTATTGCACCTTGCAATGGGCTATTCTTAATGATATCGTTTCGTGTTATGAATAATGCGTACATATATTTTTATTTAAATTCTTTTTCGAAAAATGCTGATTTAGTTCCTACTCTTCTGATAAAATCAATTTCATCTTTATCACTATTCATTTCAGTAATAGCAACATCTTGATTTGTATCTACTGGCTCATCCTCAATAGTTGCAGGATTTTCCATTGAATCGTTTACTTCATCTTCAACTTGCTCTACACTCTTATCAGTTTCTTCTGCAGTTTGAGATAGGATTACTAATGGAGTTAATTGCTCAAAGTATAATTCAGTATCAGAATATCCACCACACGTTAATGCGTAATCAATTGCGTTTAAGATTACATTTTGGAATGGCATGATTGTCATTGTTTGCATAATAGAGAATGCCGTTTTCATTTCTTCTGATTGAGAAGAGAATCCATTATTAGCAGTTCTAATACCAAATAATAAAGGTGATGTTACTCTATGAGATACTAATATTCTGTCTTGCGCATATTCCGCAACATACTCAAACTTTTCGTGTAGATTATCGATACTAATTGTATCAACGGTTGGTTTTGTGAGAGGGTCATCGTTAAATGATAACATAAATCTACCAGCATTATTTGTGCCTGTAAATTTAGCCTGTAATAAATCCTCAATAGTTTGTCTTTCTTCCGGTGCAGGTACTCCATTGTTAAAGTTTACCATAACCATTGGTAAGAAACCATTTGTGATATTACTTAAATGTAAATTACTTAATTCAGCTTCTGATAATGAAAATTGTAAAGATGAAACATAATCAGGCAATGAATAGTAATACAAACCTGGACAATAATGTTTTATGTAAAGGATTTCCATCTTCTCATTTGATGTTTCAAACGCAGGAATCTTCTTCTTATCTTTTACTTTTCTTTGGTCATTCCAATCAGTACAATAATAGTAATTATCTATTCTCGGAGAACCATATAGTTTTTCAGCACGAAGTGTTTGAACTGGTATGTGATACATTTTGATTATCTTCGTATGGTCATCGTTCCAATATACTTGGAATGCAGCATTACCAAACAATTTAAAATCAAATGCTACTCTCTTTAATTCCTCTTGCGGAAGTATTCTAGCTATCACATCATTCAGTTCCTCTCTTTTAGAGTATATACCCTTACCGAATATTAAATCTGCAATACCTTCAATAGATGCTGCATTGGTTGTAGAGTGATTGTAAGCGGCTGTTACTGCATCAAAGAAATCATCGTGTCCATAAACACCAAACGGCACCCAGCTATATCTGGTCTTTGTATCTTCCTGAATTACGGGAAGTTGGTTTGTGTTTACGTTAACTACTGAAAATTTTTGTTGTTGTTTCATATTAATCCATTATTATATATCGATTCTCCGATTGGTGAGAAATATATTGTTTGTTTTTGTTTTCATATACGGTCTTATCAATGCTTTGAGAAGCAAATACCTGAAAAGAACCATTCCAAATTGGAGTAAGTGAGCCACTATTGATTAGTGTTGCTCTATACTCTGCTCCAACATTAGCTCCACTTATGTTTAAAGAGAATGATACATATGATTCGTATGATTCGTATGTTAACCCACTAATAGAAGCAGTGAAGTTTTCTAAAGTTGTCATATCTTGCAGACTCATAGTAAACTGCGAACTGGCAGTAGGTTGAGTTCTGAATACATAATCATTACTTTGTGATATAAAATATGCTAACATTATCTATGATTTATCTTGTCTTTATCTATAAATAACAACTACGCAAGTATAAATAGTTAAGCATAAAAAAAGGGTACTACCGAAGTAATACCCTTTAATATTTCTACTAATATACTGATTAGTTAAATACGATAGTTGGTTGAGTTGTCAATCCAGCGAATGGATTAGTAGTTGTACTACCACTCAAAAATGCTGCCGGTAATTGCTCCATACCTGTGAATGTTGCTGAATAACCATAAAGGTCACCCATTGCTCCACCTGTTTGGATTGTACCTGCAGTTAAATCTGCACCTTCTCTTTCACCAACTAACAATGCATCTCCGTTCATAGTCCATACAACGATTTGAGGTCTACCATAAGCCATAAGCTTTAATTGAGTAGTCATTTCGTTAGTTAACTTCTTCAAATTAAGAGTTAATTCTTGTGAGAAGAAAGTTGTACCATTATCACGAGATGTATTTACAGTTTCAGTATATGAGCTGTTTCCTTTAAGTTCGTAGTAATATACAGTCGAACCTGATGGTAAAGCAGTTACTTGTCCTGCTCCGTTTTTCGTAAAGGAGCCAGTAGTAAAGTTAATAAAGTAAACACCGGCTAAACCACCTACTGATTCTTTACATACTTCCTGACGTCCTTGCGTTAATACACATGCCATATACGTTATGTTTTAAATTTGTTAATAAATGGGTGAGGATTATCCCCACCCGTTATTGTTAGTTGTTATTAGTATGCACCGTAGTAAACGATGTCTTGTCCGATACCGAATTGAGTACCAGCAGTGTATCTCATAATTATTCTATAATTTTGAGAACCATCGATATTAGCCATGTCTAACACTCTTACTTCATTGTAGTCAGATAATAAACCTGTACCGAAGAATAAGTTAGA